AAATGCCAACTTCTTATTTCGTCAACACTTGTTTCACGTCCGGCGGGTGTTGCCGTACAATGAACAATGATTTGGTCAATTCTTCTCATATTTGAAACACGCGGTTTGATAGTTCCATAATTGAACGAAAATAAGTTTTGTCAATCATGTCGTCTTCAACATACGATATTGATTCGATTTCCGAAGTGTATATTTTGAAACCATTTGAACCAAGGTCAACATAACCGCCTGAACGTGTGCGCACGATTTGCGCAATTTTGTCGGTTATTATATTACAATCAAGTTCACCCCCGGTGTCGGAATCAAAACGCGTATTGACTTCAATTCGTGTAATGACTTCGGTATTGTATGAATCACGATTGTTGTCAATTTCGTTTGTTTCAAGTGAATACACGCGAATGTAAGGAAACGACGCATTTGAAGGGACGCGCCCATAAACCGGCACGTCAACCGAATCCAATTGAACATTCCCGTCAAGGGCGTCAAGGATTCCTTTGCGGACAAAACGAATTGGGTCTTTCATTTGACAATGTTTTTAATTTTACGATTCATGTTTGACAACATTTCGTGCAATGCTTGGCGCGCTGAATTGTACAAATAAGGACGCGCCGGCAAATTGACTTCCTTGATTCCTTTGCCTTTGAATTGCGACGCATACGATTGCGGAATTCCAAGTTCGTCAAGTTCGGACAAATCAACATTTCGCCCCGTTCCAAATTCAACATAAGGCGCATAATTCATGCCCGCTTCAACAACCGCTTCATCACCTTTGCGTTGTGCTTTGATTGACTTCATCAAGTCGTTGTTGTCTTTCGGGACACGTTCCTTTGCAAGGCGTTGCGTTGTAAGTCCCCACGTTCCAACCTCATTTGACAACTCTTGTTTTGAAAGTTTAAACAAACGTTTCATTTTTGATTCAAGTTCTTTCAAATCAATGGGGTCAACATAAACGCGGGTGTATTGGAATTTTGCCATTATATTTCAGTCGCTTTGATTGTTGTGAAAAAGTCTTCAACCGAATCAATTCGGTCGTTGATTCTCATTTTTTCGCTTGCACCGTCAAATTGCAAAATGTCCGAATCCAAAATTTGGTCGGCGGTCTTTTTCCTGAATTGCAATTCAATTTCAAGTTTACGTTGCCGCAATCCGCCTTCTTGTTCGATTTCCCCGCGTTTCTCGACTTGTTTGCACCAAACCGTCGCAATGGTTGATTCGGTTGATGTAAAGCCCCCAAAACCGTCCGCGGTCTTAGCAAGGCGCAAAATCTTAATTCGCGAATTGAAATCACCGCTTTGCATTATACAAACATTTGTTTATATGAAGACAAAATTGACTTCACGTTTGTTGGTATTTCATTCAATATGCGACCGCCTTCAACAAAGTCAGCGCGGTTGTCATAGTAAGTTGAAACCATTTGAAGCAATGCTTGTTTGATTAAATCGTCCGACAATCCCGCCGTTGTATAAGTGATAAGAACTTCTTTTGCATACGGCGTATTGGAACCGGACAAAACTTGATTCACACCACTTGTCAAAATGATTTGTTCTTTGTTCAATCCTTTTTCCTGATATTCAGCGGTCGAACCCTGAACGGTCACACTTGCAATTGATGCAACGGGCGCAAAAGGAATTTGAATAAACCCTTCAACGACGTCCAAATAATACTTCCGTTCTTTTGCAACTATGTCGCGCGAAATGTAGTTTTCACACCAAATGCGCGCTTGGACAATCATGCGGTCAATCAACGTGTCGTCAGCGGTCGTGTCAATACGAACGTAATCTTTGACGTCTGAAGTTGTAATCAATTCCGAACCCGTTGTCGATACGATTTCAATTTGTCGCATTATTCTTCAATTTTGGGTTCCGCTTTTTTTACCTTTTTTGCCTTGGGTTTGGGTTCTTCTTTGTGTTCTTCACAATAACCTTTTGAAACCCATGAATGCCCGGTGATTGCGCCGACGGTGTAAACTTCACCGACTTCAAACAAGTTCGAACCATGCTTGATGCGCTTTGTCATTTTTACTTTCATGATTAATGATTTTATTTAACAAAAATACAAAAAAAAACGCCGAACAAATTCGACGCTTTTTCCTAATGAAACAATGAAAAAAATCCTACTGATTGAAGAATGGTGCAAAGTTATTAAAAAAATTCGAATACTTTCCGCCCTGAATAAACCTGAAGGCGCGTTGTTCTTCATTTGGAATAATAAAGAAACCGTCAAAAATATAGATTGCAAAAATGTCAATCAAATGTGAATTGTAAAACGTTCCATTTGGACGCAATGAAATGTGAACACCTTTTTTGACTTCGGATTGTACCCGGTCATTTGCGTTTTTGATTTGGACTTTTGAAAGACAACCTTCATGTTCAACAATGCAATCGTAAATTGAAGAATCAAGCAAAGGCATTGAAACATTCAAACCGCATTCCATTGCGACGGTCGCGAATTTGTATTCAGCGAAACAACCTTTTTGGTTGACGTTCATTTGTTTTTGTTGGTTGTAACTAAATTACAAAAAAAACCCGCTGAATGTTCAACGGGTTTTCAACATGAAACATAGTAATAAAAAAACCAAAATTAAAAATCCGACTTTCGCCGAATGCGGTGTTCAAGGTCTTCAATTTTCTTCGAAACCCTTGACAAAAATATTTTATCGTGTACGGTCATGAAATCCGATTTGGATTCCAATTCCTTCAACTGTTCTTTTATTTGCTGAATTAAAGTCATAATACAATCGTATCAAACCAAGCGGCGAACGCAAGGAATCCAACAATCAACGCGCCAACACCAATTGAGTAAACGCCAACATAAATCATTTGTTCAAATTTCTTCATTGTTTTAAATTTAAAGGCGGGGCGAACCCCGCCGGGTTTTTATTATACGATTTGAATTTTAGTTTTGAATTTAAAATATCTTTCATAATTCTTCCCTACAACAACAAATGATTCCATTGTGCCAATTGATTTGCAAGTTGTCGACATTACAGTCCCGACAATCTTGACTTGACTATTGTATATACTGCTTTGAAGTTGTTCATTCACTTTCAAAGTGTGAGTTCCGAATGCGTCAGAGAACTTGATTTTCTCGTTGATTCTGATTTGTGCCGCTGATTTTTTCATAATTGTTTCATTGTTTGATATGTCAAAGATAATAAAATAATTCTATTAATTGCAAATAAATTTTAAAAAAAAAGAAAATTTTTTATTTCTACGAATATAGGACACAAAAAAAAGGGACACAAATGCGCCCCTTTTATGGTCTAATTGCTTATTGATTAAGCAGTTTCAAGCGCGGCTTTGTCAACGCTGAAATCACCGTTTACAAATGCGTTTGGTAGGTAGTTGGTAAGCGCAACGCGTTCCATGACGCGGCACGTTACGAATCCATCGCGGACATTGGTTCCGTCTTCTCTGAAGAATTCAACAGAAACATTGTCACGAACCCAAAGTTGTGTTCCAACGCTAAAGTTTCCGATTAGATATTTGTCGGAAGTGATTGCAGTTGAAAGAACTACGGGAACGCCATTGATTCTTGGTTCAAGTCCTTGATACCATTGGTCTTTCAAGTAGTTGTTGTTTGAATCCTTAAGCAACAATATCTTGTGGAAATCCGTTGGATTAATCATAATATAATTTGCTTGATAGTTTGAAAGTGACAATTGATTCATTGCAACAGTCAAAACGTCAAATTCATTTGCGCTTTCGATAGCGTTGGCAAAGCCACCCGCCGCGAAATCAGCTGAATCGGTAATGATACCACTTAATTGTGGGGAAACACCGGTTCCGCTTAGAATTTGCGTGTCTTCAACTTCCAATAGTTTTTCAGGCGCACGCGCTGACAAATAACTTGTCAATTGTGGTGTATCGGCAAGCATTTCTTCAGAAATTCTGAAGTACGTTCCAATTTTCTGAACGTTTGCATCGCTTGCGGTCATGTCAAAATCCGATTGAGTAAGGGTCGAACCTTCAGACGTTGCCGCAGCACCGTTTGAATATCCGCTTTCCTTTACGAAACGAACTACGTCAGACGCAGTTGAACCCGTTGGAATAAGTTGACGAACGTGCGTAGAACGGGTGGGGTCAAATTTGTAACCGCTAACCCTATCCGCCGCAATAACTTCGCCGGTAAAATCCGCACCGGTTGTCATGTCCGCTTTGATTTCGAACTTAGCTGAACGGGCGTTTCCGTTTTTAAGGGCGTCAATCGCACCTTCGGAAATTGCTTTTGTTAATGTATTTCTGAATGATTTTGGTTCACGACTTTCATTAAATTTTTTAGTCGCTACTTCTTGTGCGTCAATTCTTGAATTCAGGTCGTTGAATTTTTCAGTCAACGCGTTGAATTCGTCTTTGTTAGTTGACGCAACGTTTTCAAATTTAGATTCGATTTCTTTTGCAATCGCATCAATTTGATTTTTTGTGTTTTCTTCCATGATTAAAGTTTTTGGAAAATGTTTAACATATAATTAAAAGGTTCGTCAGCATCAACCGCGTTTTTCGGCAACGTGGTTTCCTCAACCGGCGTTGTGAATTGTTCAAACAATGATTTTAGCTTTAAAAGTTCGGCTTCAATGGACAATCCCATTTCGTCCGATATATTGCCTTTGCGTATTAGCTTGGCAAGTTTTTCAAAACGTTCACAATGTTGCTTTGTCAACGCTTCATTTTTTACATCAAGGATTTTCGCTTGGTCATTGGCGGCAATTGTGACCGCGCTTATTTCGTACAATTTGACTTCAGATATTTCGCGAATATCCCCTTTTTGTTGTTTTTGTATTGGCATGATTCCAACCGAATTTTCGGTGATGACGCCGGCTTTCATTAGTTCAATCGTGTCCATTCCAAGTTGCGTTTTTGCAACCTCGGCAACGAAAACAAGTCCCTTGTCGTCTTCATATAGTTCAACCATTTTTCCGATTGGTTTGAACATGTCGTGTTGATATAAGTATTTCACACGTTCGCCGTTTTCTTCAATGGTCTTTTTGTAAGCACCTTTGACAATCACGTCGTTGTCGGAATCTTTATTTCCAAAATATGAACCGTAACCCTTGACAATGCCCGCCTTCTCATCGGCGTCAAGCAATTCCCCAACGGGTGCGGTCTTAAATAAAATAGACATATTTTTATTTTTTACAAATTTACAAATTTTTAATTTAGACAATTGACGACGTTCCCGCGCCGGACAAGCCAACACCAACCCCCGTCAATCCTTCACGCGCTTGCGCACCTTCAATCGGAATTGGAATGATACCGCAACGACAATTGATTCGATTTGCCGCCGAACCTGAAGGGTCACCGGGGCGTCGCATTTTATCACTTCCGAAAACAGTCGGAACGTCAAAAAACCCGTCAAAAGGAATATCCGGGTGTCTTTCCATTTCAACGTGGTCGGCTTTGTCGCCTTCAAAAAACGAACGAACACGACCGTCGCGCGCAGTTATCCAACGTTTGTTTAATTGGTCAGGCGGAAACAAAGTTGTTGCGCCTTTTTCAACGCCAAGGTTTGCCGCGTTTGTCGCTTCAGTACGAACCAAACGACGCGCTTGGAAATCTGAATATCGTGTGAACTCTGAACGCAATATCCGGGCGCGTTCACGTTCGCCAAGTGAATTGAATTCGGGGTCTTGCATTCGTCTTTGCAAAATCTTTTTTAGTGTTTCAAGTGCCGTTCCTTGAACCAAAACAATTTGCGTTCCGCCGTGTTGTAAGGCGTAAGCATTGAACGCTTGTTGAAACACGTCTTCAAGTTTTTCCGAATCAAATGATTTTGGAATGTACCGCCGGAAATTGTTTGCATACCATTTCGCAAAGTCCATTCCGATATCGGTATAAATTGCAATGTATATGTTTTTCCAATCGTCGGTTTTAAATAAACCTTCAGTTTGAATGTTATTTGTTTGAATGAACGTGTCAATCGCTTCAAAATAGTTTCGTTTGTAGAAACGCTTTAAACGCGCAACAAGGCGATTTTCAGCACGTCCAAGTCGCTTTGAAAATGCCGAACGCCAATCGTCAACGAAATCTTTTTTGACAATTTCTTTTTCCCTTAGTGTTGGCATGTTTATTTTTTTATGTTTTTGAATTCAAAGTTCACGCCCGAAATGGAAAGTTTTTCAATCACTTCGGTTTGTAAGTCGCGCAATGTTTTTTCAATTTTGTCTTTTTCGTCAATGATTTGCGCAACTTGTTTTTCCAAACTTTCGTTTTTCGCTTTCATTTTGGAAACTTCTTCAGGGTCTTTGCCGACAAAAGTTGCAATCACCAAAGACAATGAACCGACAAGCATTCCGACAATCACTTTGAAAATGTCGTTGTTTGATTGTGGGACTTCATAAAAACTAAGAAACAACAAAAGTCCGATGACAAGGAAAAAAATGATTCCCGCCCCAATATATCCGCGAAATTCTTTGTCTTTGTGAATGTTCATTTTATCTTATTTTATCAATGAAATTTTGTATTTCGTTTACATCAACGTCAAGTGAAAATGACAAATCCGCCGCCCATTGTTTGACGGGTTTGTTTTTACTATAAACAACAATTATCGGAACGGTTTGAATTTCTGATTTCATTTGATTGCTTTGACTTTCCAACCAAGCGAATTGAACTTTGCAACCAATCAATCCGTTCAGGTCGATTGTTTTATTTTGATTCCAACGGGCGTTGATTTGTAGAACTGTTATGTCGTTGCTTTCAATTGGCGCATGAATTGTTTTTGTAGGGACAAACAAAGCCAATAAGACAAGCAACAAAGTTTTCATTTTAGTTGGTTTTTAATTCATACAAACGCGCTTCAATGATTTCAAGTTTTTCAAAGTTTTTTTCAATAAGTTCCCGGTTGTTCATAACCTCGTTGCGAATCATGTTGTCTTTCATGTCGAATTCCTCACGCGATATTGTGGGGGCGGGTTGCAACATTGCTTCGGAAATTTGTGCTTTTAAATTCCAATAAAAACCCGTTGCGATAATTAGCGCACCCGCCAACGAAATCATTGTTTCGATTGACATGTTGAATTTCGTTTGTTTTGAAAGTTCTTTCATAACGTTTTTGTTATATTTCATTTTCTAATTTGGACAATGTTTCTTTCACCCAATCACGCATTTGCGTTCCGCCCCAAAGATTCCATGAAACGAACCCGTTGTCTTTCCATGGTGTTTCTTTGTATTGTTCAGCGATTTTCTCGTTGCCTTCATGACGTGCAAAGAATGAATTGATTCTTCGCAACATGTCAACATTCAAAGGTTCGCGGTCGGCTATCATGCGCGCCCTTCGCCAACCCGTCATCGTTCCCGCAGTAACTTCGTCACCGTATTTTTCGCGCCATTCAATCATTCGTTTTGCGTTGTTGGTTGCGCTTTGTGGGTAATTGTCAAACGTGTCCCCGTTTTTTTCTTCTTCTTCTTTTGAACTCATTGGGTGTCCCTCGGGTAACAAATCGGTGTCGTGTTTTCCTGAACGAAACTTTCCGTTTCTAAGTGCAAACAAATAAGAATTCACGCGTCCCATTGCCCATTGTTCAGGCGACGAAACAGTCGGTCGAACTGATTCCGGGTTTGTTCTATATGCGCCAACACCACGTTCATAAACTTCAAACAACGTGTCAACGTCAGTTGATTTGTCAGGGTCGTTGTCCACTTCGTCGTTGTGTTCTTCAACCTTGTTTTCAAGTGCGGCTTTCAAACGTTCCGAAATTTCTTTTTCTTCTTCTTCATTTTCTGACTTGTCGCCTTCAGTAAGTGCGGCTTCATAAAGTTCATGTGAATCAAAAGGCATGTAAACTGTTTCACCGTCAAATGAATGTTCATGGTGTCCCGTTCCGCCAAGTTCTTCGGCACGCGCTTCGGCTTCATCAACCGTTGTGAATACGTCGGTCATTCCCGGGACAAGTGCTTTGAATAGCTTGACCATTTCGTCAATTGGTTTGTCGTCTTTCGGGTCTTCAATTGGTTCGGGGTCGGGCATTTCAACACCAACGTTTTGTGTTGGAATAAGGTTCGCCGGTATGTAGTAATCATCAAGTGCCGGGGTGTCTTCATCTTGACCGTAAGACATCGCAATTCGTTTTTCGTTTGGCGTCAACCACCACGCTTGCGTCAATTGTCCAACGACTTTTTCCGTTTCTTCTTGCAATTCAGGAATTGAAGTGAAATCAAAATCAAGGAATAAATTGTCACCAAACTTTGGAACCAACCAACGGTTCAATTCGTCGCGTACTTTGATAAGTTCAGGAATAACGCAATTTTGATACAACGCCTTTTTCGCTTCACGCATGTTGTTGTAAGTGCTTGATTCGGTGTTATTCAATAGCTGAACGGGTACATTGTAAACATTGCACAAATCTTTTATTGAAGCGTTGTATTGTTCAATAAGTGACACGTCCGCGGCGTTCAATCCGAAGTTCACCCAAGACAATTTTTTTGGTGTGATAATAACATCACCGGCGTTTGAAGAACCTTGGAATTGTTGGCGGAATTTGTCTTTCAATTGTTGCGCTTGCATTTCATTCAAATCGCCTTCTTCACTCATTAAAACACCACGCGCCGTTTGGTTTTGTAAGTATTTCACGCCCGTTGTGACGGCTTCATTGTTTGTTGTAAGTGAACGAAGTCCGGCACGCAATGGGGATTGACCGTACAAATGCGAACCCGTCCCGTCGTAAAAGGGGTTAAAGTCTTTTATATGGCAAATGTCGTCGGCGGGCAAATCAAACGTCCCGTTGTATTCAATTCGATATCCTTTGACCGGTTGCATAAAACCGCCCGAAACAATTTCCATGACTTGCGACGGCATAACATAAAGTTCAGAATAACGCCCTTGGTTCATTCCCGTTTCCGGTGCAATCCCATAAACATAACGGTTCCCGGTAAGTTTCCCGAATGCAATCAATTCAGTCAAAAATGAATTGTAAGATTGCGAAGGATTCGGACGTTCCAACAGTTCATGAAGCGGCGTTCCTTCCAATTCGTTCAACGCTTGCTTTCTTAGTATTTCGGCTTTATAAAGTGCGCCGGAATCAATTGTCCCGCTTGTCAATGCCTTATATCTTTTTAGGTCGTTTTCATTTGTTTTTTCGTACACTTGAAACGGAATGGTTGTTGCCGCTTTTGTGATAATGTTAACAAGTGAATAAATTGTCGCGTTCTTTCGATACCCTTGTTGAATGTAAGAATCGTCGTTTTCAGGATTCCAAATGATTGATTCACCCAAATACTGATATATTGCCTTGTTATATGCCGCGGCGGTTTGTTGCGCGTTTTTTGTGATTAGATTGCTAAGGCGTTGAAGTAATGAAGCCATGAAAGAAAATTTTGTTCAAATTTACGAAATTTTAAATGACAAAGAATTCGTTTCGGTTTTTGAATTTAGAATACAATCCGTAACGCAAACAGTCCATGGCATGGTTGTCACGGTCGCATGCTTTATTTATGATTGTACCGTCTTTCAATTCTTCCCAAACGTATTTCATTTGTTCGGATTTGACGTTGGTTGCTTTGTTGGAAATGTAGAAATCAAATTCCTTCATTAATGACAATCCGGCATTGATTGAACCCGCGCCTTTAATTGCACCCTTTGCCAAGATTCCCATTTGACGCAATTCTTCAATTGACTTTGGTTCGGCGGAATCACAATACATCAAAAGGTTTTCAAGTCCCAACGACTTTAAATGATTTGCAATGTCGCGATTTGTCATTCCCGTTTTATACAATACTTCTTTGACAAACACTTTGTCATTCTTCTTTGCAATCAAACAAATCGCCGCGACGTCATTTGTGTAGCCGAAATCGCAACCCATGAACCAATCAAGTTCTTCAGGAAATTCCGATTCGTCAATGTAGTTCCAATCACGAAAGATTTGTCGTTGACTGAACACCGCGCGTTGCCCCTCGCCATATACACGCCAAAAGTCCGGGTCGCGTTTCTTCAAACGTTCCAATTCCTTTTTCACTTCCGGCGCAATAAACTTGTTGTCACGATAGGTTGAAATGAACAAGTCGGCGTCGTCACGTTCACAAAGGTCATAAATGAAATGGACGGGGTCTGAAGGGTTGAACGACATTAAGATTTCGCGCTTTGTACGCATTGACAGTTGGCGGAAATCCTCAATGTTTAGTTCGTTACATTCTTCACACCAAAGGACGTCACGCGTTGAACCACGTATCTTTTGCGCGTCGTCAGCTGAAAAGAATTCAATTGTATGTCCATTATAATTGAACACCAATTCTGTTTTGTTGAATTCACCCATGTAATAAACGCCAAGTGATTTTGCAATGATATTGAAATCACGTAAAACCGAACGTTTCAACGCCGGCAATGTTTTTCGGACAATTGAAATTGTGATTGGTTTTGATTCGGTTGTGATTAAATAAAGACAGTATTGCATCAACGCCCATGATTTCCCTGAACGTGAACCGCCTTGGAATATCTTGATTCGTTGTTTTGAATTTACCGCTTCATAAAATTGGCGGTTGCAAAATTCTTTTACCCTTCGTTTTCCGTTGCCGGTGACCATTCAATGATTTTTGATTCGATAGTGCCGTCGTGTTGGATTTCTTGGCGTTCAATGTACCCACGTTTTTTTCCTTTTGTTTTAAGATAAAAGATTGTCGCGGTTGTATTGTCGTCTTTGATTTGTTCAAACAATTTGGATTCAACAAAGTCAAGTGCAATGTCTTGAATCGCATCAACTTGCGCTTTGAACTTTGGGTCTTTGTTGTAGTAGTCATAAAACGTTGACCGATTGCATTTCACTTTTTTGCATGCAGTTGTCACAACGCCAAGTGATTGTTCCAACGCTTTTATCAAATTGTTTTTTAGTATGTTGGTTTTTGTAGCCATGTTGCAAAGATAAAATAAAAAAACCGCCCGAAGGCGGTCTTCAAAAGAACCCGTTGTTTTTGTGGAAAGTCCGGGTTTTTTTTTATGTTATTAATCTAATCTTTTTATGCTTGATGCATGTATTCCCTTGTCGGCTAAAACTTCTTTAGCTTTTTGTACACTATGTACGTTTTCAAGTGAAATGTCTATTGTTACTCTACCTTCTTTGTGAGATACAAAACCTGATTGAGGATTGAATGTTACTTCGAATATATTTGTAAATGATTTCATTGTTTAAAATTAATGACCCCCTTGCGGGGGTCGGTTGTTTTTATTGTTGTTGAAGGAATGCGGCTTCAAGCGAAGTGGTCGCCATTAAATGAATTAAAAAATTCTTTTTTTCTTCTTCATTTCTCATGATTTCAAAGAATTGTTTTCTTTCTTTTTTATTCATTTCAAAAGCAGCCATTGACAAAATGTTTTTCAATTCGTTCCAACCTTCTTTTGAAGATAGAAATTCAATGTTCTTGATTGCTTGATTTTTAATGTTTTCGGTTTTTGTATTTAGATTTTTCATTGTTGTTTTATTTTGATAGTACAAATATAAAACAATTTTTTTAATTACAAAACTTTTTTTAAGTTTTTTTTTATTTAGGGGTTATATTTTAAAACCTTGATTGATTCTTGTTTCGCATAGTATGCCATGATTTCAATGTCGTTTGAACTTCCTTGTCTTGGTTTCCTTCCGCCTTTTTTTATTTCACCAATCAAGTCATTCAATTTCGCATAAACAATGCCGTCAAAGCACGCCCAAATGACAATTGGATTTTCGGCGACTTCTTTTAATTTATATATTTTTCGGATTGCTAAGGGCAAAGGGAAACAATCCTTAATCAATCGCAACCGCCCTTTGACTTCAACATGCGTTCTGTATTCACTATTGAACACAACAAAGTCAATGTCCCAATCACTTTGTTTTTCAAAGTTTAGATTGTAAGCGGCGCAAAATGTTTTGATTGCTTTTGTTTCGCGTTCTAAGTCTTTTTGACTTTCAAACCTCATTTTGTTTTATCTGTTTTTCCCTTGTCCCCGTCTTGGTTGTTTGTACCCGGTTTGCCCTTTTGATGCATTCTTTGAATGAACGCCTTTGCGACGTTTACGGGGTTTTTGTACGCTTTGTGTGAAGTTGTGTTTCATTTCCAAACAATTGAAATTCCAAAAATTAAAATAAAAAACTGAAGTGAATGATGCGTTTGTTCAACTTCTTCTTGAAACAATTCAGGATAGTTGTCTGAATTGATATAGTGAACACCAAACACAATTCCTTCAATTGGAAAAAAGCTAAACGAAAATATCATGACTTGTATTTTTCACAAAGATACGAATACAATTCCCAAATCTTTTTGGACGCATCTTTATTGTTTCGATATATGTTTGGCGAACGTGTGACTTTGCCATTGTCCCAAATGTCAATGAACAATCCTTTTTTGGTTGCGACAATGTATATTTTGATGCCGTTTTTATTGCACCATGATTTCGCCCGAAATGCTTTTGTGTAGTCCAATTTTTTATTTTTTAACTTTATACAAAATTTTTTAAAATGGTATGTTCGTGTTGTCCGTTATCACTTCAAACGCTTTGTCATTTTTGTCAATAGGTTTGTAAACCCCGCCGGAATTAAAGTCAGGTGCAACGTCAAAATCACCAATTTGACCGTTTTCCTTGCGCTTTACTTTTTCAATGTATATTTTCACAAGGTCGGATTTGTACCTTGTCTTTTGTCCAATGCAACGGTAAACAATTAAACCATTGTACGCTTTATTGAAAAAGTCAGCGGAACCCGAAACGTCATACAACGTCGGCTTTTTATACACCCCATTTTCCGATTCAATTTTTCGCGGGTGCGCAACCAAAAACAAATGGGTGTTTGTTTGTTGAACGAATTGTGTGATTTCGGAAAGTATTTTTCCAATGTAACTAAAATCCCTTTGCGCCGAATGGTCAAGCATGTTAAACGGGTCAATGCAAAAAACGTTGATTCCTTTTTGAAAGACAAGTTCTCGGAACTTATTCAATATGTTTTTAAGTGTCAAATTCTCAAGGTCAATCCGAATCCAATGAAAATGTTCTTCAATGAAATCCTTTGTATTTTCAAGGTCATCATTGTTGCAAAGTTTGTTGTTCAGTTTGTTTGCAATCCTTTTTATATGCCCTTCGTAAGGAAATGATTCCGGCGCAAACATAGCGCAACGGAATCCATATTTTGTCGCAACGTTGCAAAAGATTTGGTCAACAATGTCGGACTTTCCTGAATTAGGAACGCCGGTCACAACTGTCCATTCACCCCATGACATTTTAAAAAACGAATCCGATTCCGCAAGTCCGATTGAATAATTCTGAACGCCTTTTTCATTATACGCCAAAACGTTTTCCCAAATATCATTGACATTCAACACGCCTTCCAATGGAAAGTTTTTCGCGCTTTTTATCACGTTTCGTAACGTTTCAGCACCTTTTGTAGTCAATACCTCGTTGGCGTCTTTAAAGTCCCCAAAATCGACGTATTTGCAACGGTGTTGTCCAAACCGCCTTGCAAGTTCGTTTCGTAATTGCAACCCGGCGTCATCATTATCGGTGCAAAGAACGATTTCGGTTTTGTTTTTAAAGTATTCAAAACAGTTGTCCAAATAATCAAGGCGGGCGTTTCCTTTTGATGCGCCGTTCGGAACTGAACAAACCGAATACAATCCGGCTTCATGTAATGAAAGCGCGTCCATTTCTCCTTCAACAATGTAACATGTTTTTGATTCTTTTATATTATCAATGCCGTAAAAAATAAGTTCAGCACCGGAAGTCATTTTGAAGTTTTTTTCGCCGTCACGAAATTTGACGTTCACAATCTTATTGTCCCGGAAGTAGTTGAAATTTATACAACGACGCTTTGAACCAACTTGCGGCATGTATTCAAGTGATTCACCAATGCGCCAATGAACAAGGGTCGGTTCGGTTATACCGCGCCCGTCAAACCATTTCAATACGCGTTCAGTCACGTCGGCGTTCACTTTTTCCGGAATTATGTATTCCGATTTTTTTTGAAACATTACACCGCCGGCCCAACCGCAATTGTGGCAATTGTAAAGTCCGGTTGAAATGTTAACCGACAAGGATTCGTCGTGTTTGTTTTTTCTGTTGTGTGAACATTTGGGACATTTTGTTTTTATTTCCCCGTTTGTTCTATTCTTCAAATTTATTCCAAGGTTTGCAAGTTTTTCAATCATTGTTTCATTTTAATTAATCCATTGAATAAAAATAGTCACGCGCATAATTATTCAACGGGTGTTCTTTGTTCAGTAGTATTTCACGAAATTCGTAAGCGGTCAAAGTTTTAAAGTGTTTGCACGCCTGAATAAAATCCCAATCTTTCATTGTGTAAAAAATAAAAAAATTAAACAAACCAAAATTCCAAAAAAGCCAATAGGCGTCAAATCAAATTTTTTCATGGCATACAAAATTTATTGCAATCGTGAAACGCCGTTGCAAGATTAGCAAAAAATATAACCCATGTAAAAAAGCAAAACAGTACAAAGAAACTGAATTGCAAAACTTCATTTTTAAATATATTCATAAATCATTGATTTTAATTAAACAACCGTAAGCGGTTTTTTGGTCACCGCCTTTGATTTTTTCATTGTGTTTCAACCATTCTCGACAAATGGTTTTCAGTCGATTTGTGCTGACAAACTTAATGATTTCAATTTCATCAAGTCCAAATGAACTTTTGTTTGTCCCTTGTTTCATGATTAGGAAAACCCAAAAATCCGCCTTGGTTGTTGCAAGTCCACTTCGTTTTCCCCAACATTCAAATTCAATGTAAAGATTCCCGGTGCGGGACGCAATGAAGTCGGTTTTGACTTCAATTTTTTTTCCGGTCAGTAGTTCGGCAAATATGTTTTCGCCCCGTTGTCCGACTTCCAAATCGTAAGCAAAATTGTCGTTTGTTTTCATTTGTATAAGTATTTGAATAGTTCGTTGTATTCAGTTTCGGAAAGCACTTGTTTTAAATTATAGTCATACAAGTTCCCATTGTTTGTTTTCGCCCCGATTTTTTTTCCTTTGTCTTCATACGTTACAAAGTCAATAAGTCCCGAAACCCGTTTGAACGCATTAGGACGCGTTCTAAGCGCGTTTTGCGCCATAAAGCGGTCAACATACTTCACGCCGTTTTTGTCGTTGTTACGCAGCTTTAAAATGCTAAGAAACACGTTTTGCCAAAAATCATCTTGACGCAATTGCTTACAAACTTCATAAACTTCGCGAAGGTTGTATTTGTCAATGCGTTCGATTTTATCAAGGCAATCCAACCATTTTTGTTTTTGCGCCTTGGTTTTGGGTTGATTTCGTTTTGGAAACAATGCAACAAAATGCGGAAACGCTTTTTCAATATGCGGCGGAAAATCTTTCGTTTTTGGATTTTGAGGAATATATTTATTTATTATATTATTTATATTATCTATATTGTCATTATAGTTTATATTGTCATTATAGTTTATATTGTCATTATAGTTTATATTGTCATTATAGATATTTCTTTGTGTCGGATTTTCCGTTGCGGCTAATCCAACGCGGGGTGTCGGATTTTCCGACGCGGTGGGGTCAATCAAATGATAGTTATACCCACGAAAAACACCTTCATTTTTTACAGTTTCAAGGCGAACCAAACCAAAGGTTTCAAGTTCCTTCAGCCGGGCGCGAATGGCATCTTTGCCTTCCTTAAAATTGTTTGCACAAAATGAAATGGTCACCGGCTTGTCGTTGTCATGCGATAGCAAATAACAATACAAACCAACCGCCCCAAGGGAAATGCCTTGAATCCGAAAAATTGAAGTCGGGACGGGTGTGAATATATCAAACCGCTTTGGTTTGAATATCATGTTGAATTTCATTGTTTCGTTGTTTCTTTTATTCTTCCTGAAGGTCGTCAATGATTTCCTTCACCTTGTCGCAAAACATTCTTATTTCGCTGAATTTTGACAATATCATTTCAAATGGAATGATGTCGTTTTCGTACAAATCCCAAAGGATTTCAATCAATAAATCAAATTCAACGCGGGTCATTTTTCCGACGTATTCATAATTGAATACAAACCCCTCGGGCGCGCTTTGCGTCCAACGTATTTTTTGATTTGATTCGTCAAAGTAAACGTTTCGATATTTCATTTTTAAATGTTTTTAACCTTGAAAAAGTACAAATCCAAAACACTTTTGACGTCGTCAAAATTGTACAAAACATGCGTTTCCCAACCGCATTGATTAAGCCATTCCAACCATTGAATTTGTGATTCGGTCGGCTTGTTGCGTCCGACTTTTAATTCAATTGCAAGACCGTTAAAATCACAATTTGTGTTGAAAATCATCAAATCAGGAACGCCGGCTTTTGAACCAAGGTGCTTGAATTTAAATCTTTCAAACGGTGTGCGGCGTCCCTCATTTGGTACATGTGTGAAAATCGCTTCAGGATATTCCCAATTTAAGTATGTGACAACACTTCGTTGAAGTTTGTCTTCTTCACCTAAAAATTTTTTGAAACCTTTCAAGTTGTTTGTTTTATCAAAATTAAACAAAAACATTTTAATTTTGCAAATTTTTTATTGTTTCTTTTAACTTTCCGTTTTCCATTAATAGTTGATTGTACCGAAATGTCAGTTCCTGAAGTGACATTTGTTCGGTCTTTTTTTGAACGTCTTCTTTTAATGTTTCATAAATTGCAAGGAATTTTTCCTTGAATTTTTTGTCGGTGTCCATAAAAATTGGAAAGTTTTTAATCGCATGAATGACCGTTGCATGATTCTTTTTTAATGTCTTTGCAATGTTTGACAAGTTCATATTTGTAAAGTAGAAACAAAGCCAATAATAAATCATGCGCGCTTCAACGAATTCCTTTTGTCTTGTTTTTTTGTCAATATCAATGTCCAAAAATTCATTGATTCTTTTTTTGATTAAGTCGTGTTTTTCCATTTTTACAAAATTAGTGTGCCGTCGTCTTTTACTTCAGCGGTTTGGTGTCCAAGTGCAATTCCCGTTTCCTTATAAAACTTCCAATCGTGAAACGCTTGTTTCCAACCTTCACGCCCGTATTCAATCATTTGTTCACTCATTGCATAAACTTCAACCGAAAACGGGTGTTTGGTTTGTACGGCAATGAATCGGAATTCCGAAGGGTCAATCCCCAACATTTCCGAATAGAACACCGCCTGAATTGGGTAACCAAATTTGTAAACGTCACGACGAAACGCCTTTGGTGAATTGTCTTGACACGTTTTAACGTCTGAAATGAATCCTTCTTTGTAGTTTATAACGTCCGGACGAATGCGAACGTCAACGCCTTCATATTGTTTGTAGTGTGATACTTCAATTTCCCCGGTGCAATACTTTCGCGCCAATTCATGGGAATTGTAATTCCCCGAAATGCTTGAAACAATTTCGTTTTCGTCGGCGGTCAAAAGTATTTTTCCCTTTGACATTTCTTCATGTTTTGCCTTTTCTTCTTTGCCGGCTTTTGTGCGCCCGTCAATCTTTGGCATGACATGAAAATCGTTGATGTATTCCGCCGGTTCTAACATTGCCGCATGTACCGCCGAACCAAGGTTCATTGCTTTTGACGAAAATGCTTGTCGTTGCAAGAATTTTTGAACTGAATTTTGATATATGTATTTCAGTCCCGACGCGCTTATTGCGTCGCTTGAATGATAAACTTCGTTTGTATCTTTTATTTTCTTCATTGTTTGTAAATTTAAAACCCCCCGAATGACCGGGGGGCGTTCCCTTTGATTGCTAAATTAAAACGGCAAGTCGTCGTTGTTTCCTTTGACAACTTGGTCGCTTTCAACCGTTTCAAAACCTTCCGATTTTGAACTTGGTTCCCACGTGTTCAAAGCGGCGTAAGGTTTGCCCGCTTTTGACGTAAGAAGGTCAACATTCAACCAACCGTTTTTATTGTGTTCTTTCACGAATTTCGCGAAGTCTTCAATCTTAAATGAAAGCGAACCAATGACAAAGTCCGGTCGGCTTGGATTTTGCTTTACGATTAAACCGTTTACAAGCGTTTTTGTGTTTTCCATGTGTTAAAAAATTAAAATTAATGTTAAAAATAAATGTTTACGCGCTAAATTTTTGCACGATTTTTTTGCGTTGTTGCGCGCTGACTTCGAATTTTTCAAACACCTTTTTCGCTTGGTGCGGTGTCCCATTCAAAGTTTTTTCCAATTGGTCATTTGAAAGTTTTGGTTTCGCTTGCGGCTTGGTTTGTTTGGATTGATTCTTGACGGCGTTTGCGACTTCTTCAGCCGACGCGATTGACGTGTCAATTCCGATTCCTAAATAACCAAGCGCGCGTCCAAGTGCGGACGTGAAACCATTTTCAACAAATGACGTTTTATTGATGTAAGAACTATCGCGGTATTCTTGCGAATGCGCCGACGCTTTTTCCGCGCCGTTGTCATCTACAATTGTGACTTTGAAAATTCCTTCTTTTTCGTCTATTGAAACAACCGATTCAACAATTGACCAACCTTTGAATTGTGGTTGATTATTAAAGTGAATCAATCGTTCATTGACGGGAATGTACTCTTTCCCCTTGATGTTGATTTTCTTCATTGTTTAAAAATATAAGGCGGTCAAATCCCGCATTGACCAATTTGTTCATTTCATTAATCGTAATCGAACCGGGATTTTCGACACGACTTTTTAAAGTTGGCATTGTACAATCAAGGATTTTGCACACGTCAAAACGTTTCAGTTCCAACCGTTGCAATTCTTGTTTGAAATGCCATTCAAAGATTCCATTCATATTTTCAAAATTTTGAATGATAGTGTTTAATTTTTGAAAAACCAATTCTTGGCTTTCATGCCAATTTTCGGATTGCGTTTTTGCGTTCCTAATTGTTGACAACACTTCGGCAATTTCGTTTCGCGAAAGTGTGATTGTGATTTCTTTTTTGTTCATAATCAAAGCGAATTTACAAAAATTATTTTTAAATAAAAAAATTTATTTTAAAAAAAACCCCCGCATTCAAAATGAAATTGGGGGTCAGCAAACAAGGGAAGGGACGTTTATTTCCTTGAAGTTTCTTTGAACGTGCTTGAAACGTCGTCGTCTTGATTTGGAACGTGCATAACAACCGAAACGGTGTTTGCCTTGACGTTGTATTCCATTGAATCAATCATACATGAAACGGGTTCGTGTGTTGGATATTCGTTTGACACCGGAAGTTTGACGGCATTAAATTCAGAAAACGCAAAAACGTCGCCGCTTGAATAGGTGATATTTGTATCAACTTCATAATAACTTAAAGGAAAACCCAAAACAACGTTGGTGATTTGAATTGGTGTTGTGATTGAATCGTTTGTGACATACCAACCCTCTTTGTCATTAAATATGTCAACATTGCTTACATATATTTTATCGGTGTTTGTTCCGGCTTGATTTGTTGTAACAAACTTTTTTGCAAAGTTTACCCAAATTTTGTTTTTTGGTGATACGGGCGTTTTGTTATTATTGTAGAACGTTCCTTCATATCTTGAAACGTGCGAACGGTAGTCGTTCATTTTTTGTTGTGTGATTGTATCTTGCGCCGTTGGTGTTTGACTTGAACCCTTGTCGCGCGCCCTGACTAAATCGTATGTTTTTTTATGCGGAACGTATTCGGATTCCAATTTGTTTGAATTGACCGTTCTTTCGCGCGTTGAAACTAAATTGTCCGACAATGTACGTTCAAACCCAAATGTCACGTCGTCTAAATATAAATAAGAAAACGAAGTCCCGCTTGCTTTATATGGAAGTCCGATTCGAACTCTCATTGACGCGTCCGGACGATAAGTTGCAAAAGATTTTATGTCAGCTGAAAAACTTGAAAATGTGTTTGCATCTTCAATGGTTTCGACGTTTGTGACCGGTGCGGATTCCCAACCTTGTGTTTCAACATTAAAATAGTCAGTTCTTGGAATTGTGTTCACTTCGTATGTGATTGAAACTTGATACAAAATTGCAAATGGAAGTGCGCTTGACGAAAGTGTGCCGTCTAAATAATAGTTGAAATCCAATTTTATTTTTGTGTTTGCCGCCCAATCTCTGTCACCCGTTCCGGTTGACAACATTTGTGAAAACGTTGAAGTGTTTCCAACGCTTAAATTTGTTCGTGCTGATTTTTTTCCGCTAATCAAATAAGGATATTCACCTATTGAAGCACGCCCCGAAGTTATTGTCCAAGCCGATGTTGGCAATTCAAATGTCGGGTCACTAATCAATGAATTCAATTGTAAATTATATGCTGAAAAATTTTCGGTGTTCTCAACTATTCTTGCCGGCGGAATATATTCAACAACAAGGTCATTTCCCAAAGGTGTCAAATCGGTTTTTGTTTCAAGGAAAATGTCTTCAGTTGTTGAAGAAGTGAAACTTCCTGAAGTATTGTAAATTCTGAATTCGGGTGATTCCGATTTGTTTTGTTGCAACATTTTTGTTTCGGCATCGCGAATGTTTGACGAAATTGTCCCGTCGGCTTGGTCGTCAAAAAAATCATGGTCAATATATTCGGAATTTGATATAATATACCAACGCCCTTGCGCCTGAAAAATACGCGCATTAAAACCGCGCAAAGTATTTTCAATAAATGTTTTGCAATCAATTATTTGCAATTCGTCATCATATTTAGGAAAACCATTTCCGCCGTTTTGAAGTTCAACTTGATTGTTTGATAAATCCGAAAAAAGATTCAATGAAATGTAAACATTCAAACCAAGGTTTGTTTTTGAAATTGAGTCTTGAATTAAATTTTGCGCAATTGTTCTTGAAGGTTCACTTGATGTAAATTTCAGAAAATCGGTGTCGCGTATTTCCATGAATTGAGTTGACAAAAGTCCAATCCCGTCATGTGCTTGCAAACTGATTTGATACGGCGGTGATGCCATTGCTTGTTTGTAGGAATCCGTCACAATGAACCCCGCCCAATAAAGTTGATAATTGTTTGACGCGTCTTTGTAGTAAATTTTGACTTGAAATTCTTCTTCATCAAACGCGTAAAAATTTTCGTATTGAACCTCGTCGGTGACAAATAAATTCAATGTACAAGTCGAACCAATTATTGGCGAATAAAAGTCTTCATCGCCCTCCCACTTAATTGAAACCGGGTCAGCCGTTCCAACCAAAGGCAACACCGCGCCTGAATAGTTATCTTTAAGGATTTCAATTTTTTTCCCGTTTCCCAAAACGTCGGAAAATTCAAGTCTATATTTTACCCCGTATGCCATTTGTTTTATTTAATACGTCCACGATTTGTTTCAGCGCGTTGCAATGCAACGACAAGGTCTTGACCGCGCAATTGGAATGAACCGCCAACGTCAACTTGTTGTGCGCCCCTTGGTTGAATCATTGATGTCAGTTTATTAAGCGGTGCAACAACTTCAGGATTTTGACGCGCACCGGTATATTCACCAAACATTCCAAGGGTTGGCGTTGATACAATACCACCGTCGGCAAACTTTGGAATCTTTTTGAACGCCCCACCAATCGCGGCGGTTGCCCCGGCAATAAGCGCCGGAAGTACAAACGCGCCAACAGGCCCGGCGGCGGCGGCGGTTTTTGCCGCTGAAGAAACACCGAATGACATTGATTCAGCCAAATTCACCGCAATAAATTGCATTGCGTTTGTAATGAATGACGAAAGGAATGCACCGAACGCATTGTCAGCAAGTCCAAGGGATTGAACAATTGATTGTCCCATTGCGCCAAATGCGTCTTGCACGCCTTGTCCCATTAAATCGGAAACGGCTTTCATTTGATTCATTTTCGCAACTGTTGCGTCAATACCTTGATGCAATGCGTCATAATCAACCGAATCGTCAATGAATTCAATTGTTTCAGGGTCAACAATTCCGCTATCAACCCCGCCAAAAGTACTTCCAAATGTTGGGTCAGCGTCACCGCCCCCCGACGTCGCAGTCGTTCCGCCCGTTGCAGTTCCACCCGCACCAACGGCAAAGATTCCGGCAACTTTATTTTTTATTGAAGAAACAACATTGTCAATACCCATTTGCAACCCTTCTTCAGTAACGTTCGCAATCTTTTGAGGACGCATTGATTTTTGAAATGCGTCATTGAATTCTTCTGAAGCTGAAAAACCAATGTCGCTAAAAACTTTTTTTACGTTTTGTCCGGTTTTGTCAACTCCTTTTTCGAGTTCGTCACCAAGTCCCGCAAGACCTTCGGCAATCAAACTTCTATCAAGTGTGAACGCGCCTTCTATTATTTTACCAACATTTGAAAAAAGTCCCTTGATAAAATTAAAAGCAATTTTGAATTGATTGATTAAACCATTGACAAGCGCAACACCGGCGCGAAAAATTGTTTTGAATAATGCGACAAACCCCTCAATAAGTAAACGAAAACCCAATGATTCATTGTACAAATCAATGAAATAGTTTGTAACGTCAACAAGTCCCTTTTTGACCGCACCCCAATTTTGAACAACAATTGTTGCAACCGCCGCAAGCGCGGCAACAACAAGTCCGGCGGGCGTCAATATCGCACCAAGTGCCGTTGCTAATGCACCCGCAACGCTTAAAATTGCCGGAAGTGCCGCGGCAATTGCAGTAAGTCCCAAAACCAAACTTTGTGTTTGTGGACTTAGGTTCATAAAAGATTGAATCAATCCTTGAATGAAACTTGTGAATTTTTGAATGTGTGGCAATACCGCCGACAATAAAGTTCCGCCAACTTCGGTCAATGAATTACGAACGCCGTTCAATGCTTTTTGCAATTGAAATGAAGCCGATTGTGATGTTGCTTCAAATGCGGTTGCCGTTGCGCCCTGAACGTTGTTCATTTCCGCAAAGATTTCACGCGTTGAATCAACCCCCGCACCCAACAAATCCATAACCCCGGACAATGCACGAACGTTTCCAAACACCTTTGCGGCGGCTTGGTCATTGCCTTCAAAGTTTGTTTTTAAAATTTCAAGGGTTGCCAAAAGTCCGTCTTCTTTCAAAGATTGACGAAGTCCCGCCGACGACAATCCCATTCCGGAAAGCGCGTCTTCAGCGTCTTTTGTTGGCTTCAATAAACCATTAAGGATTCCACGCAATTGTGTTGATGCAACCGCGGCGTTCGTACCCGTTCGGGACATTGCCGCAAATGCCGCACCCACTTCGTTGAATGAAACACCCATGTTTGATGCAATTGGCAAAACCGAACCCATTGCGCCGGCAAGTTCACTTGATTCAAGTTTACCTTCACGAACCGCGGCAACCAAAACGTCGGTTGCGTCTGATGCGCCCAAAGTGTCCGAACCGTATGCGTTCATTGCGGACGTTGCAAGGTCGGCAACAGTTGCGGTGTCACCAAGTCCAACCGCGGCGGCTTGTAAAGATGCGTCCAAAACGTCCATGGCTTCAGAACCTTCCAAACCGGCGGACGTAATAAAAAACAATGCGTCGGCGGCTTCAGTTGCTGAACGTCCGGTGTCGGTTGCCATTTGTTTGGCTGTGTCCCCCATTTTGGCAACTTCTTCACCCGCAATCCCAACAAGGGATTCAATCTTTGTCATTGACTTGTCAAAGTCAACCGCAAGTTTAACCGATGCGCCCCCAACCAATGTTAACGGCATTGTTAAATTCCTTGAAATCTTTGAACCGATTGCTTGCGCCTTTGAACCAAAATTCTTCAAACGTGCGCTTGTTTTATTAAGTGCCGAATTCAGTTGCGACGCGTCGCCCGTCAATACTACTTTCAAGGTGTTTGCCATGGATAAGTTTTCAACAAAAATACAAAATAAAAAAAGGACATTATTGCCCTTTTTCTTTTTTCAGTTTTTCAACCCGTTTCAAAAATTCCATTGCTTGTTTCGGGTCTGACTTAGGTTTGCCACGTTCCAAATAAACGTCTTGTGGCAACGGAAAAAGTTTGTCCGGTGTTATCATTTGCGCCCGTTTGTTGCAATTGGTATTGAACAACATTGTTGAAATGTAACGCGTTCGTTCCCATTCCAAATTTTGTTTGATGTTGTGCGCTTCACCAAGCAATTGATTTTCTGACCATGTATATTGCCAAAACTCATTTGGCGAAATCCCGACTTGACCAATATAGTAGTCAAGTAAATGGTTCCAAGTCAGCCGGGTTTTTACTTTCCCGCCTTAGTCGATTTTGTGACGTTGCGTTTTATACCGGCGTTCAAATCATTTCCAAGTATTTTTGATTCGGTCATTGCTTCAACAATTTTTTCAAGTTCGGTTGCGTCAAGGTCTTCAAGCCATGCGCCAACGGTAAAAATTGTGAAATCAATTTCGTTTCCTTGTTCTTGTTCATTTGCCAACAAAGCGGAATAAACAAGGGCGCGAATCGCTGAAATTGATACGCCCCCCTGAAAAACATTTCCGATTTGTTCAATAGGCAAATCCATTTCGTCGGTGAAATTTGCCCAAAAATTCATGCTAAAATGTAACGTGCGATTTTTCCCACCAAGTTTGACGGTGTAAAATCCCCTTTTTCTGTTTGCCATTATGTACCCCTTTTACGTTATTTTATTAATTTGTGTCTTTTGTGATTGCACCGGTCAATGTAAGTGAACCCGAATAAGAAACGGGACTTTCCATTTCCGCCGAAATTTCAACACTTGACAAAAACGCTTCAGCTTCATAAATTGCGTCGCCCGTTTCTTCAGTTCCAAATGAAACGTCAAGTTTTGTGCGCGCCAATAAGAAATCCGCAAGGTCAATCGCGTTCTTTGGTGTTGGTGAACCCGCTTCATCGTAAACAACTAAACCGTCAAATGAAATTTCCCCGGAAATTACACCGGCAATCACTTCTTGAAATCCCGCCGAATCTTTTGTTGTAGCTTCCGGCAAATCGTTTGAAAGTGAAATTGAACATGAAGTTGTATGACCAACTTTTGCAAGTGTACCGCCGCTTGTATCAAGTTTTACAATGAGGTCGGTTCCGTTAAAAACTCCTGATGTTGCCATGGTTTAATGATATTAAATTTTATACAAATATACGTTTTTTTAATTTGTCAAATTTCATTCCAATTGATGTCAATTTGATTCCAAATTCCTTGTGCGGCGTTCCAAACTTCACCGTCGGTTTCGTCAATAATTGAAAACAATCCGGTAATTGAAATTTCAATGTCAAAGGTTGTTGCAACTTCACTGTCCGCAACTTGTTCAACGCTTGTCAAAAACCCTTCGCCTTGGAAAACCAAACCGCCCGCCCCGGTCGATTGTGTGAAAAAGAATTCAGCACGTTGGCGCGTCAATACCATGTCCGCAAGTTCTTCAAAGTTTACCGCGTCGTCATAGTTTACCAAACCCGACGCCGAAACACTACCGGAACGAACGCCCGCAAGGACTTCTTGAAACCCTTCCGATTCCTTTGTTGTGCTTGTTGGCAAATCAACGTTCAAAGACACCGCCGTTTCGGACGTGTGACCGATTGCAACGTCGTCTTTGTACAACAAAAAAGTTGTTCCGTTTATGATACCCACTTTACAAAGTTTTTTTCAAGGCGTCAACAAACGCGTTTTTCCCGAATTCAAGTTGTTCCAAATTGAATTTTGAATTTACAATTTTACGGTCTAAGTCTGCAATGTGATTGACAAGTGCCTTTTGTTCGTCTTTTAAGTCTTCAAAAAAGTATTCTTTTCCGTCGATTTCAATGGGGGTCTTTTTTTCTTTTCCCATGATTTTAGAATTTAAAAATTAGTATTAAGATATTTGCAAGTCAACGTGTGTTGGGTTTGCAATGCTTTCAAGTTGCGAATCAAGTCCGGCTTTCAATGAATCAACGTCAAGGATTGATTCAAGCCACCCTTCAACGTCCGATTGTGTAAGTGAATCAAATGAAATGAATGAATCCGATTCCGGCGCGTCAAGTCCGCATGAACCGTAAATCTCAACAACGTTTTCGTTTTCGTCGGTTGCTTGCAGTCGCCAATGTATTGTTTCAATGACATTTTGCATGCCGTCACTTTCGATTTTTGCGTTTAGGTTTCCAATAACCCATGAATAAGTATTTGCCATTTTTTTATGAATTTATTTGTGATTTTAAAGTTTCGATTTCCGATTTTAATTCTTTGATTGCGCCAACCAATAATGGAACAATTTTCGATTGGTCAATTCCTTGATATTCGGGATTTCCTTCGTCGTCAACGGCGTCTTTTTCGCCTGTTACTGCTTCAGGAATTACGCCTTGAACCTCGTGTGCAATAAACCCGTCAACGGTTGTTTCGGTGTCTGAAATGAAGTTGAAGCGTTTTGGTTCAAGTTGGTCAACCCTATCCAAAGCACCTGTCATATCGACTACGTTTTCTTTTAAGCGATAGTCAGATGAGGTGTTGTAAGAGGTTGCAGATGTTGTTACAGAAATTGAACCGACATTACTTCCGCCCCTTCTCATTAAAATTAAATCACCATTTGTCGTATTTCTGTTAAATATCGACGCGGCGTTTGATATAGCTGAAGAAGTAACCCTACCGTCATTGATTAAACAAATACCTGAACTTGTTGATGAAGCAGATATACCCGCATTTGTAGTGCCAATCAAAACATTCCCACTCGAATCGAGGCGCATTTTCTCACTTCCACCAATACCAAATTTAAAAGGACCTTGACCGCCCGAAGCCCACCCAACGTCCAAAAACATTCCACCTGCATCGGTGTTGCTTGGTGTCATTGAGAATGTTGTTTTTGTGGTTCGTAAGTGAACGTCCCCTGATGATGTAGAGGTTGAACCTACGCTTAAATCTGCTGTCGGACTCGAAGTACCTATGCCGACGTTGCCATCCCCTCTTACATAGAATTTATAGCTGCTTCCGCTAAAAGCACCCAAAATGGCTTTACTTGCCGATTCTGCACTTTGTAAAAATAAACCAAACCCATTAGTTGAATTTGTGTTTTTGATTGCAGCAGCCCAAGTTGTATCAGAAGTTGTAAGGTCAAGTCTATGCGATGGACTCGACGTGCCTATACCCACTCGACCGCTTGAATCTATGCGCATACGTTCTGAAGTAGTACCCGAATTTCTTGTTTCAAATGTTAACACACCACTTTCAAAATTTGTATTTCCGCTTGTAACCAATGACTTTATGTTGGAATAATTTACGTCCGAACCTGAAGAAGAATTATTGCCGTGATTGAATTTGAAAGCAATTCCCGCCTGACCAAATTGTTGTATTTTAACGCTATCACCTAAAATATGAAGTTTATCGTCAACACTCGTCGTACCTATACCGACGTTGCCACTCGAGTCGATACGAATTCGTTCCGTACCGGTTAATGAATTATCATGATGACTTATTACAAATGAACTTGCGCCACCTGAAGAACCTCTTAACGCGCCAATTGAATATCCGTAATTGTCGGCGGTTGAAGTTGAAAACGACATTGCAACCAAACCGGTGTTGTTTGTTTGTGCGGTTGATTTTAATTCAATGAAAGGCGTCGAAAAACCCCCGCTTGTAATTTGCGGTTGCGCAACTACTAATTTTGCACCCGGGTCAGTATCGCCAATTCCAATGTTGCCGTCTGATTTTACAAACAAACGTGTTGCGTTGTTGTAACCTTGTAATTTTATCGAATTGTCTGAATTGTTACAAACCAATCCACCTTTGATTGAATCACTTTGTCCACCAAGGTAAATTCCCGAAACACCGGTGTCAGAGGATTGAACTAAAATTACGGTTTCGGATTGGTTTTTGTTTATTGTCAACGGTTTTGAAGGGACGTTTTCGCCAATTCCAACATTGCCCCCCGTTCCTAAATAAACGCCGGAAGAATTTCCAAGTCCGTCGGTGATTAATTTGTAAGTTCCACCAAGGGCGGCATTGTCGGTTGTCTTCAACAATCCCGGGTAAGTATCTTTTATTTTTGTGTTCGTAAGTGAAGCCATATTTTTATTTTTTTAGTGCGAATTCCATTTGTTCGCTGCTTTATTCCATTCCTTTGACATTCTATTCCAAAAATACAATCCGGCTTGAATTAAAAACCGAACCGACGCTTTTGCAATACCATTTCCATTTCCCAACATATCAACGCAAATAAGCAATTATTTTTCCCGAATCAACGGTGATGTCCGAAAAATTTCCATATATAGCCATTCCCGTTAATAGTTCCAAATCCGTTGCGCTTGAATCACCGCCCGACGTGTTTGAAGTGAAATCAATTGTTGCATCTTCAAGGGGCGAAATTGCGCAAAAGTGTTCACCGGAAACACTTGTTTCGGCTTCACTTAATATGCGGAAACCAAAATCCCCAAAAGAAACTTGTTGAAAAATGTGTGTGTACTTCAGTTCATTTGCCATGATTCCGTATTTTTTACAAATTTACGAAATTTGAATTTGAACTTTTTTTATTTGTGACGGTTGTTTCCCATGACTTTTTCAATGCCACGACTTCCAAAATATGCGCCAACAATAAGTGACAAAACCCCTTGGATTGATTGCAAGGGATATTCCAAAAACCAACCCGTTACATACGCAACCGAAAAAAATACAAGTGTCAAAGGGCGCACGTTTTTTGTCAGCCAAGTTCCCGTTGCCGACATGTCGGATTGCCAACGCTTTGTGACTTCTTGCATTTCAACCAAATCCATTTCCAACATCTTCAGCGCGGTTTCTTTGTCCGGTTGTGGAATTGTTTCATCTTTTTCAATTAAACGTTTTACAATACCCAAAACGCCCGAATCCGGCAATACGTCTTCAAGTCCCGAACCAATGGTTGAACCGATTTGATTCAAAAACTTTCCAACTTTCGTTTCCTTAAATCGCTTTTTTTTAGACATTGTGCGCGGCTTTTTGGGTTGTTATATGTTTGTATTCTTCAACGGCGTCAAAACTTGGACACGCCTTTGTCGAAAAATTGTTGTGTCCATAGATTCCCGCATGCGGAAACAATCCTTTGAGTTGCCAAAGTAGTTCTTCAAGTGCCAAACATTGTTCGGGCGTTCGGGTGTCAACCCATTTTTTCATTTCCTTGTCCATTCCGCCAACGTAACAAATGCCAATTGAATGTCGATTTTTTCCTTTGCAATGCGCACCAATTTTTTCAATTGGCCGGCCGTCTTCAATGCACCCGTCAAGGCCAATGACAAAATGATATCCAATGTCAGAGAAACCCCTTTGCAAATGCCAACTTCTTATTTCGTCAACACTTGTTTCACGTCCGGCGGGTGTTGCCGTACAATGAACAATGATTTGGTCAATTCTTCTCATATTTGAAACACGCGGTTTGATAGTTCCATAATTGAACG